GAAAGAAAAGTCAGGGCTATTATAGATCAGCAACAGAAGAATGGGTTTGCATTTAATATAAGAGAAGGAATGCTTTTACTGGCTAGACTTGAAGATGAACAACATCAACTTGAAAAAGATGCAGAAGAAATGTTTGAGCCTATCATTACCTACTCACCTGTTAAAAAGATACCCAAGAGTACGCCCTTTAATATTGCGAGCAGGAAGCAGATAGCTGAACGCTTAATGGAACTTGATTGGAAGCCTAAACAGTTTGGAAAGGAGATAAAATTAAAGGATGGAAGTACAAAGAAAAACGTAGTAGTATCAGAAGAAATTCTTGACAAAATAAATATGAAAGAAGCTCAGATGTTCAGTAGATATTTTCTTCTACAGAAAAGAACAGGCTTACTCAAGGCTTGGGTACAGCAATGTCAAGAGGATGAGAGGGTTAGAGGCAAGGTGCTTACACTCAAGACCGTGACAGGCAGGATGGCTCATCACTCTCCCAACATGGCACAGGTGCCAGCTTCTTATTCTCCCTATGGAAAAGAATGCAGGGAACTATGGACAGTTTCCAATCCCGATACTCATGTCTTGGTAGGGACAGATGCCAGCGGTCTGGAGATACGTTGTCTGGCTCACTACATGAATCATCCTGATCTTATGTGTAGAGGTAAAGGTATTGAGCTTGAAGATAAAATGATAGATGCGGCTAAAGTATTTATTAGAGAAGTTCTTACAGGTGATGTACACACAGCTAACATGAAGGCTGCTGGATTAACAAACAGGGATCAGGCTAAGACTTTCATCTATGCCTTTCTCTATGGAGCAGGACCAGCCAAGATTGGTAAGGTAGTGGGAGGTAGTGCAAAGCAAGGTAATATTCTAATAAGAAAGTTCTTAAAAAATATGCCAGCCTTAGAAAGACTACGACAAAATGTTATGGAAGCTTCACTAAATGGATTTATTAAAGCTTTAGATGGAAGATACTTAAAGATCAGATCACCTCATGCTAGTCTTAATACTCTTCTTCAAGGGGCTGGAGCAATCGTATGTAAGCAATGGTTGGTTCACATGGATGAACATATCAGAAAGACAGGAGTGGATGTCAAACTTGTAGCTTCAGTACATGATGAGTATCAGTTTGAGGTAGCCAAGAAAGATGTGGAAAGATTTGGAAAGATAACTAAGGATGCCATGCTGGAGACAACAAAGACATTAGATATGAAGTGTCCTCTTGACTGTGAATATAAGGTTGGAAACACATGGGCAGAGACACACTAATGGAAGAACAACAAGAGTTATTTAAGAATATCAAATCTATTGACAGGTCTAAAGGTACTAAAATTTGCATTAAATGTAATGAGGAAAAACCTCTTGAAAGATTTATAACTTTAGGGAGAAGAGATCTTAAAAACAACCATATAAGAATGAATATATGTAAAAAATGTGAAAGTAAAAAACATAGACAAGTAGCTGAGTTAAAAAAAACACACACCTATCCTGATGAAAATTATAAATGTCCCATTTGTTTTAAGATACCTGAACAAATTGTTCCAGAAACAAACGGAAAAACATCTCCATTTGTTTTAGATCACGATCATAAAACAGGAGCTTTTAAAGGATGGCTATGTAATAAGTGTAATTCAGCATTAGGTTTCTTTGAAGATGATATTAACTATGTAAGGAGGGCATTAAATTATTTAGAAGAATACGAAGATAGATGTCAGAAAGGAAACATATATGAAAGGGAACACATGGGCAGAGACACACTAAATTATTTTTAAAAAGTGCTTGACATTTTTAAAAAAGTATGTTATACTTATTCAACAATCAGAAAAGGAGAAAGCCTTCAAAGAAAAACTTAAAACTTAAGTAACTATTTCATGTCACAACAGCGTGACGATTTTAAAGGAGAACATAAATGAACGATCCTATCTATATCACAGGCAAATGTCACTATGCTTGTATCGTTGAGCCTAATACTAAGTTTGATCCTGTATGGTCAATTCAGGTTGAGGTCAATGACGACAATCGTGATACTATTGAAGCAGCTAAGTTACCTATCAATAACAAGGCTGATGATCGCGGAGATTTTGTTACGATTAAACGTAAAGTAAACAGGGCTGATGGTACTGAACGCAAGGCTCCCTTTGTTAAAGACTCACAGAATAATTTGTGGAATGGGAAGATGATTGCCAACGGCAGTGTAGTTAATGTAAAAGCTATTCCTTATGATTGGAATTATGCAGGTAAGTCTGGTGTTTCTGCTGACTTGGCTGCTGTTCAGGTAGTAGACTTTATTGAATACACTGGAAGTCAAGTAGAAGATTTTAATGTGGTTGAAGGTGGATATGTTAACACTGAAGCTCAAGAAATTCCCTTTGCTTCTTAACCCCTAAGGAGACTTGGAGGGTGGTAGACTACAGTTGGTTTATCGCCCTCCATTTTTTAATATGAAAAAAATTGATACTCTAGTTGAAGACATCTATAATTTATTTTCTTTTGATCCCATTGATATGAATGAGGAAGAGGTGGATAAACACATAGATACCTTTGGGGAAATGCTCAAGGTTCACATCAAAAAGTTTATGTACGAACAGCCCAGAGCTAATGGACATCTAAGGTTGTCAGCTATTGGTAAACCAGACAGACAACTCTGGTATGATATTAATACTACTACTTCTGAATCTTCTCTTACACCCAGTACAAGAATTAAATTTCTTTATGGATACATACTGGAAGAGTTATTACTTCTCTGTTCTTCCATTGCAGGTCACAAGGTAACAGACCAGCAGAAAGAAGTTGAAGTAGAGGGAGTGGTAGGACATCAGGATTCTTTTATTGATGATGTACTGGTGGATTGTAAGAGTGCTTCAGGAAAAAGCTTTCATAAATTTAAAAGCAATACCTTACTGGAAGATGATCCCTTTGGTTATATAGATCAGATCTCTGCCTATGCTGAAGCAAATGGAGTTAACAGGGCGGCTTTTCTAGTTATAGATAAATCTACAGGGGAGATATGTCTCACTCCAGTTCATTCAATGGAGATGATAAATGCAGGTGAAAGAGTTAAGCATCTTAAAAAGATGGTTGTTAGTACCACTGTTCCTGATAGGTGTTATGATCCTGTACCTGATGGGAAGTCTGGCAATCTTAAGCTTTCTTTTGGTTGTATGTATTGTGGGCATAAGAGAGAGTGTTGGAAGGATGCCAATCAAGGACGCGGTATCAGGGTGTTTCAGTATGCGAAAAGTAAAAGGTATTTGGTACAGGTTAATAAAGAACCTGAAGTTTCTGAGATAGCAGCATAGTAAATAATGCATTGGGTATTTAAAACAACTCCTGATCTATCTCAGTTTGGATTCGTTTATGTTATAACTAATTTAAAAACAAACAAAGCTTACATAGGATGTAAACAATATTTTAATTATAAGAAAAGAAAAAAGAAATCAGAATCAGATTGGAAATCATATATGGGATCAAGTAAACATCTTATGGAAGATATAAAGAAGAGTGGTAAAAAGAATTTTAAGTTTGAAATTATGGGAGAGTTCAAGAACAAGAGAAGCTTGAGATATTATGAATGTTATTACCAAATGAAATATAATGTCTTGACTGAAACTCTGGAAGGAACAGATGAACCAGCTTTCTATAACAATTATGTAGGTGGAAAGTTTTTTAGACCAGTTCAAAAAAGTAATCATGTTGACTGAGGTTTCTGTAGATTCCCTGTATGAGCTTACTGAAAAAGATTCACATAAAAGTTTATATCTTGCAGTAGTTATTCAGGCTTTACTAGACATGACTAAGCCTGAGGTGGAGGGAGAAGACAATGAAATAAAAATTCAAAGAGATCAGGCACACGCATGGGTCTTTGCTTCAGTTGGTGTTACATGTGATGATTTTGAAACTGTGTGTCACTATGCTGGTCTGGAACCACAGAAGGTCAGAAGTTTTGCATGTGAAGTTATTGTCTCAGGAGATGTAGAAAATGTCAGAAGAAAATTCAGTTCCATTATCTACTAAAATAAATCCACTTGACATACAGGTAGGAGGAGATCACTATAAAGATTGTGCTATACAGCCTACAGTTTATTCTCATTATAATAATTTAAATACCTGTGAAGCTAACATTGTAAAATATATAACCAGACATAATAAAAAAGGAGAGGGTAAGGAAGACATACTAAAAGTAATACACTATGCACAATTGCTTTTAGAATTAGAGTATCCAGAGGAAGACAAGCAACAAGACTTGTTTAATGATCTAATAGATAGGGGTAAGCATGTTCAAATCAAATCGTAATCCACAATTCAGATCCAAGTTTAGTGAGGACATTTTCTATACCAAGTATTCTCATGAAGGTGCAGAGACTTTTCATGAGTTAGCCTGTACACTGGTAGAGGATGTGTGTCAAAACAATCTAAGTAAAGATGAGAAGGAGGCGTTGATAGATCACATCTCCAATCTCAGGTTCTTACCGGGAGGTAGGTATCTTTACTATGCTGGCAGGGAAAAGAAGTTCTTTAATAATTGTTATCTCCTTAAAGCAGAGGAAGATACCAGAGAAGATTGGGCTAACCTGTCTTGGAAGTCTGAGTCCTGTCTGATGACAGGTGGTGGTATTGGTGTAGACTATTCTACCTACAGACCAGAGGGACAAACCCTGAAGGGTACTGGCGGTATTTCCAGTGGTCCTCTACCCAAGATGGAGATGATCAACTCCATAGGTCAGAAGGTAATGCAGGGTGGTAGTCGTAGGTCTGCTATCTATGCTTCTCTAAATTGGAAGCATGATGATGTAGACAAGTTTCTTACAGCCAAGAACTGGTTTGATATGCCAGTAGGAAA